GAAGGCCTCTACCTCACCAACTACGAGAGCGTCCGGGACGGGAAGATCGACCCCAACCTGTTCACCGTGGCCAGCCTCGACGAAGCGGCCGTGCTGCGCGGGTTCGGCGGCACCGAGACGTTCCGCCAGTTCATGGCCCTGTTCGCCGGCGACGACCGGAGCGGCACCAGGACGCCCGGCGTCCCGTTCCGCTACGTGGCGACGGCGATGCCCAGCCCCAACGACTACATCGAGCTGCTGGCCTACGCCGCCTATCTCGACATCATGGACGTGTCGGCGGCCAAGACGCGCTTCTTCAAGCGCGATTCCACGAAGGCCGACCACCTGACACTGCACCCCCACAAGGCGGATGAGTTCTGGCTGTGGGTCTCGACCTGGGCGCTCTTCCTGTCGAAGCCGTCCGACCTCGGCTCCGAGTACTCCGACGAGGGCTACGTGCTGCCCCCGCTCGACGTGCGCTGGCACGAGGTGCCCACCGACCACAGCCGCGCGGTCTCCGAGAAGGATGGCCAGGGCCGCATGTTCAAGGACGTCGCCATCGGCGTGACCGAGGCCTCGCGCGAGAAGCGGGAGAGCCTGCCCGCCCGAGTGGCCAAGATGATGGAGCTGCGCGCCGAGGATCCTGCGGCGCACCGGATCCTCTGGCACGACCTGGAAGCCGAGCGCGAAGCGATCGAGGCCGCAATCCCGGACGTCGTGACCGTGTACGGCAGCCAGGACCTGGACGAGCGTGAGCGCTCCATCCTGGCCTTCAGCGACGGCGAGATCCCCGAGCTGGGCGCGAAGCCCGTGATGCTGGGCGCGGGCACCAACCTGCAACGCCACTGCGCCTGGGCCATCTTCCTGGGCATCGGTTTCAAGCTGCACGACTTCGTCCAGGCCCTGCACCGGCTGCAGCGCTACGGCCAGACCAGGCCCGTCCGCGTCGACCTGATCTACACCGAGGCCGAACGCGAGGTCCGCCGCACGCTGGAACGGAAGTGGCACCAGCACGAGCAGCTCGTCGAGAAGATGGCGGCCATCATCCGCCAGTACGGGCTGGCCCACGCGGCGACCGCCAAGGCGCTCGAACGGCAGATGGGCGTCCCTCGCGTCGAGGCCTCGGGCCCCGGCTACCAGCTCGTCAACAACGACGCTGTGCTGGAGCTGCCCCGAGTCGAGGCCGACAGCGTCGGGCTGGTGCTGACTTCGATCCCGTTCGCGCACCAGTACGAGTACTCGCCCAGCTACCACGATTTCGGGCACACCGACGACTTCGCCCACTTCTGGCGGCAGATGGACTTCCTGACGCCGGAGCTGCTGCGAGTACTCCAGCCAGGGCGCGTGGCCGCCGTCCACGTCAAGGACCGGATCACGCCGGGTGGGATCAACGGGCTGGGCTTCCAGACAGTGCACCCGCTCAGCGACGAATGCGTCGCTCACTTCACGAAGCACGGGTTCGGCTTCCTGGGTCGCAAGACCGTGGTCACCGACGTCGTCCGCGAGAACTCGCAGACCTATCGGCTGGGCTGGACGGAGCAGTGCAAGGACGGATCCCGCATGGGCGCGGGCCTGCCCGAGTACGTGCTGCTGTTCCGGAAGCCGCAGACGGACCGGACGCGCGGCTTCGCTGACCTTCCCGTCGTGAAGCCCAAGGAGAAGTACTCGCGCGGGCGCTGGCAGTTCGACGCGCACGGCTTCACGCGCAGCAACGGCGACCGCCCCATCGCGCTCTCTGACCTGGACGGGCTCGCGCACGCCGCCGTCTTCAAGCTGTTCCGCAAGTACTCGCTCACCCAGGTCTACGACTTCGAGCGCGACGTCTCGATCGCCGACTATCTCGACCAGAAGGGCATGCTGCCGCCGTCGTTCATGCTGCTGCAGCCCCAGAGCTGGCACCCCGACGTCTGGACCGACATCACCCGGATGCGGACGCTGAACATGGTCCAGGTGCAGAAGGGCGCCGAGATGCACCTGTGCCCGATGCAGTTCGACCTGGCCGATCGGCTAATCGCTCAGTTCTCGATGGAGGGCGAGCTGGTGCTGGACCCCTTCGCGGGGCTCGGCACCGTGCCGCTCTGCGCCATCAAGCTGCGGCGGCGCGCGCTGGGCGTCGAGTTGTCGGCGCGCTACTTCGCGGACGCGTGCGCCCACCTGGCCGCGGCGGCGCGCGACCTGGCCACCCCTTCCCTCTTCGACCTCATCGAGCAGGAGGCCTAGAACCGGCTCCAGGACTAGGAAGGAAGAAAGTGTATAGCGACCGGATAACAGGATACGGAAGGCGTGACGCGGCCGACTTCGCATGCGCGGTGCCGCAGGGTGCCGGCGCCTGGCGGCGGGACGCGTGAGCACCGCGGCGCGCAGCGTGGCCGGTGCCGTGCGCGTAAACGCGGGCGCGGTCGAGATCATCGTCCGGATCCCGATCGAGGAGTTGGCGCGCGCGCTGACCGGGCAAGACCGCCCCGAGGCTGTGCCGCCAGAGGCGACAGCGCCCGCCGATGACTGGCCCGCGGGCCGTCCCCGCACGGTGACCTGCGGCCTCCTGTCCTGCGGCGCCGTCATCGAGGTGAAGCGCGACGGCCAGGTGCCGGGCTACTGCTCGGCGCCGAAGAAGTGCCGCCAGAAGGCGACCAAGCTGCGCGATCGGGATCGCCGGCGCGAGCAGCGCCAGCAGGAGCTGGCCGCAACGGCGAAGTCCTCCAAGAGGCCGCTGTGTGCGCGGCCCGGGTGCGACAGGCCGCGCGGGATCTACAACGCGTTCTGCCACCCCCCGATCTGGTGCAAGGGGCGAAAGGAGGTGGCGACGGCAGCTCCCACTGCGGCGCCGGCGCCGAAGGCCAAGGCCAGCCTGGCCGTCCCTCCGACCCCCGGCAAGCTCGTGATGCCGACCCTCCCGGCGGCGCGGCCGCTGGCGGATCCGGAGGAGAAGCTGCCGCCGAGGCACAAGGTGGATCCGGGCCCGAAGGACCCGCTGCAGCACGTCGTCGAGATGGAAGCGCCAGAGGACTGGACGCGGCCGCGATCGGGGCGAGAGTTCTAGGTGGCCCGCACGTCCATCGAGTGGACCGAGCGCCCGCGCCCCGACGGCTCGCTGATGCCGGGGTACACGTTCAACGCGTGGTGGGGCTGCCTCGAAGCCGGGCCCGAGTGCGACCGGTGCTACGCCCGCACCTTCGCGCATCGCCTGGGCCTGGAGCTGTGGGGCGCCAACGCTCCGCGCCGGCCGGCATCAGAGGCGTACTGGCGCGAGCCCGAGAAGTGGAACCGCAAGGCGGCCGCCGCCAGCGAGCACCACCTCGTGTTCTGCCAGTCGATGTCCGACGTACTGGAGAACCGGCGCGACCTCGACCCGTTGCGCGCGCGCCTCTGGGACCTGATCGAGCGGACGCCGTCGCTGATCTGGTTGCTGCTGACGAAGCGGCCGGGGCGGTACGCGACGGCGGTCCCTGACGGCTGGCTCGCGGGCGGGGCGCCGGCGAACGTCTGGGCTGGCACCACATGCGGAACGCAGCACACCGCCGACGTCAACGTGGCGCTGCTGCAGAAGAGCGCGTTCTGGGCGCGCGTTCGGTTCCTGAGCATGGAGCCGCTGCTGGAGCGCACGCGTCTCGCCGGCGCCGTCGTGCCGGGCGGGGCACGGATCGGCTGGGTGATCGCGGGATCCGAAACCGGCCACGGTGCGCGCGTCACCGACCGCGCCTGGGTGCGAAGCCTGCGCGACGAGTGCCAGGACGCCGGCGCCGCCTTCTACTGGAAGCAGGACGCCGCGCGCGGGCGGCCGATCAGCAGGCCTGAGCTGGACGGGCGCCAATGGTTGGAGTTCCCGGCGGTGGCGGCGTGAAAGCGCTGACCCTGACCCAACCCTGGGCGGCCCTGGTGGCGCTGGGCGAGAAGCGCTTCGAAACGCGTTCCTGGCGCACCGACTACCGAGGGCCGCTGGCCATCCACGCGGCGAAGGGCTACCCGGCCGAGTGCCGCGAGCTGGTCGAGGAGACCGTCTTCTACGAGGCGCTGCTTCGCGGCTTCCGGCTGGAGCGTGGCTTCGGTCTCCCGTCGCATCTGGAGGTTCAGCGCGGGAAGGTGCTCGCGACCTGCCAGCTCACCGGTTGCCACCTCATCGGCCGAACCGTCGGCGGCGCGATCACGCTGGACGGCGTCCCGCCACGCGCGTTCTCGCTTGAAGAGGAGGAGTTCGGCGACTACGAGCCCGGGCGCTACGCGTGGCGGCTGGAGGACGTGCGGCTTCTGGCCACGCCGGTGCCCGCGCGCGGGGCGCTTGGGCTCTGGGAGTGGGTGGCGTGACCGACCAGCTCACCCGCATCTTTCTCGCCGCCGACGTCGCCGAGGCCATGAACGCGAACGGCCTCACCATCCGAACCCCGGCCGCCGTACGCCAGGCCGTCCTCGACGGCCGCCTCGAGCCCGACTGCCAGAGCCCGCGCGGAGTCCACGCCTGGACCGAGGGCGCCCTCCACAAGGACCTGCTGAAGCAGCACCAGCTCGCCCACCTGCGCGCGCGGCTGGGCGCGCCGCGGCGGCGGCCTGAGCCCCAGCAGCTCCACCTCCTCGGGGTGCGGAAGGGCTGATGTCCAAGGCGAAGCACCCTGCGCCTCCGGTCGACGACGAGGGCACCCCCTACCTCGCCATCATGGCCATCGACATCGAGCGCTGGCAGGCCTCCCGGTCCTACCGCCGCATGTCCCTGGCCGCCCAGGGCGCCTACATGAACCTGTGGTTCTCGGCCTGGAAGGCCCAGCCGTCCTGCGTCCTGCCCGACGACGATCGCGAGCTCTGGCGCCTGGCCAACGCCCCCGACCTGGCCGCCTGGCAGGCCGTGAAGTCGGAGGTGTTCCTGTCCGACGCCTGGGCCTTCACCCCCTCCGGCTGGCTCCACGAAATCGTGCTGGAGGTCTACCAGGAATCCCTCTATCGGCACCGTGCGGCGGTTCGGTCCGGAAGGATCGCCGGAAAGGCCTCCGCAAGGGCTCGCCGGGCGGCCTCCCAAGCGCGCCGTAATAAAGAAGATGGAACGACCGTTCAACGACCGTTGAACGACCGTCCAACGGCCGTCAACCCTCCGTCTCCGTCGCCGTCTCCGTCGCCGTCTCCGAATAGAAGCACCCACACGCTGGGAAGCGGTGCGGGCGGTGCGGAGCACTCCACCAGCGGCAACGGCACCGCGCGGCCCGCCCGCCCGCCCGCCACCCACGTGGGGGTCCAGAACGGCATCACCTACGACCCCGACAACCCCGACCACCTCGACCTCGTCGAGCGGTGTTCCCGGATCGCCGTCCTCCAGGACACCACGGCCAGGGAGGTCCTCCGGGCCTGCTCCGAGACGAAACGGGACGGCGCCGCCATCACGGACGGGTGCCTCGTCGGGGTGTCCGCCGCCTGGCTGGCGACGACGCGGGCGGTCTGCGAGCGGGTCGAGGGCGAGCTGCTGGAGGAGGACGACCGCGGGCCTCCGCTGTAGCGCCGGGGACCCGGTGGGCCGCGCGTGCCCCCTCTTCGCGCGCGGCCTCGTGCGTTTCAACGCGTACCGAGCAGTAGCGAAAGGAGACCCCATTGATCACCACCCTGGCCGTCGTCGCGCTTCTAGCGGGCGCCGTGCCCGTCACCGAGCAGCCGTTCCTGATGGTCGAGTGGAGCGACCAGGTCTCGTTCACCGGGACCTACACGAGCGCCGATGCCGCGCGCGTGGATGCCGAGCGCATCGCGGCGTGCGGCTTCTGGCGAGTGGACCTCACGGTCCCGCCGCCCGCGCCGCCGGCAATCCTCGTCGCGCCCGGTGCCGTTCGTCAGGTGCGCCTGGTCACCGTGTCGGAGACGCCGCCGCTGGGCTTCGATCGGGTCACGCCTCCGCTGCCGCCGCAGCCCGACGTCGAGACGATCGTGGAGTGCGCGGCGTGGAAGGCGCGCAGGTGCAGCGTAGTCGTCGCAACGAAAGAACCGGTTCAGTAGCAGCGCCCCACTGGGCGCGTGGAGGTGTAGATGGGACGTCGAAAGCGCGAGACCACGATGGAGCGGCCCGTGCCGGTGAAGCTGCGCGATGAGCAGCTCCTGGCGAAGGCGCGCGAGATGACCAGCAAGCTGACCACGCTGAAGGGGCTGCGGCGCGAGCTGAGCACCAACACGCGCAAGGCCAAGGAGGACATCAAGGCGCTGGAGGGCGAGGTCGAGCAGCTCCGCGGCGAGATCGCCGACGGGTTCGAGATGCGGCCGCAGGGCGACCTGTTCGCGCAGGACACCGTTGTCGGCGACGACGGCAAGGTGCCGAAGGGCCAGGCCGCTCAGGCGCTGGGCAAGATCGCGGAGGCCGCCGGCGACGGGAAGCCGACGCCGACGGAGCCACACGCGTTCGGTGGCGAGCTCGGCAGCGACAAGCCGTGCTCGGTCTGCGGGTCGCCGTTCATGGACCCGGTGCACCACGGCGGCGACCCGCTGGCCGAGACGCCGCAGGCCGCGGTTCCGTTCTCGGAGGCCGTGGCCATGGCGCAGCAGGCCCACAAGCTCATGGAGTGCCCGGGCTGCAAGGCCGGCGAGTGCCGCGTCCACCCGCACGCGTTCAACCAGGACGGCGACACGGATCGCTGCACGTGCGGGTTCGTGAAGCGGGCGAAGGTGCACAGGGTCGAGGCGGCGGAGGCCGTGGCGCCTGAGCCGCCGGC